GAGTTAGAAGCGGTGAAAGCATCCGTAAGTATATTAAAATGGAATGCGCAATACCAGCAAAATCCAACAGCAGCTGAAGGTAGTATTATAAAACGTGAATGGTGGAATGTGTGGGAGAAAGAAGAACTGCCACCGCTACAGCATGTCATACAAAGTTATGATACAGCGTTTATGAAAAAAGAAACTGCTGACTATTCTGCTATTACAACATGGGGTGTATTTACACCAGACGAGGACAGCGGACCGCAGTTAATACTAATTGACATGGTAAAAGACAGATTTGAGTTCCCAGAACTGCGTAGAATAGCAAAAGAACAATATGACTATTGGAAGCCAGAAACGGTGATCGTGGAGGCAAAAGCATCAGGATTGCCGTTAACCTATGAATTACGTAAACTTGGCATACCAGTTATTAACTTTACACCTAGCAAGGGAAATGATAAACATACAAGAATAAACTCGGTTGCACCTTTATTTGAATCTGGTATGATTTGGGCACCAGAAAAAAAATGGGCAGAAGAGGTAATTGAGGAATGCGCTGCATTCCCGCTAGGCGAGCACGATGACTTAGTGGATAGCATGACTCAAGCAGTAATGAGATTTAGACAAGGTGGTTTTGTAGAACATCCCGACGATTACGAAGATGAGCCTTTACCACAACAACAAAGGACGTACTATTAATGAAAAAAGAATTACTGAAAAGAATTCTAGGAGGACTTGGTTCTTTATTTAAAGACCGAGGTAAATACTTTGATCCAACAAGTCAGAACTTTGGTGAAGTATCAACTCTATTAAAAGGCGCTCCTAAAAACAAAATCGCAACAGACAAACAATTATTAGAAGCGGAAGTCATGCAACGAATGATGGCTGATCCAAAATATACTTCAGGGTTTAGAAAATCAGTATTAGGTGAAACAGCAGAAGACGACGTGCTAGAAAATTTACAGACAGCGTTTTTAGGTAAAGACCCTGCAGTGATAAATCCAAACTCTGCACGTGGACGAAAGATGATGAGAGAGATGCAATTCTTTCCAAAACAAAAAGAAGGTATCACTTCAGCAAAAGCAGTTGAAGAAGAATCAGATAGAATTTTAAAAGCAATGCGTGATATGGAATCACAATCAAAAAATATGTTGACTGAGTCTACGTTCTTACTTGACGAACAAAAACTAAAGAACGAAGCAGTTGATATGTTTATGCGTGAAATAGACGACGGCTTTGAACCAACTGCAGCATTAGAAAGAATGATTAGAAAAATTAAATTAGCTAGAACTAAACAAGCAGATGGTGGACGTGTTGGAATGATGGCTGGAGGAATATCTAGTAAAGCTTTAAAAGCATTATTAGATCCAAAACTAAAGCAAGACATAAAAGAANTATTACTAATGAGACCAAAAGCAAACATGGGTATGGACCCAGCTAAAACAGCTGACATACAACAAGCTAAAAACGTGATCAGAGATCCGCGCACAGATCTTGAGAGAATACTAAAAGACAGAGCAGATGGTACAAAAGCTACACCACTAGACACAATGACAATCCGTGAACTAGAACAAATGGTGCAAGACTCTCCACGATACAATGACAAACAAAAAGCTGTGTTCTTTAAATTAATCGACAAAGAAAAAATAAGAGCAAATCATTTTTATAATACAGGTGAAGAACTACCTGATGATATGCTTGAAATGTTATACCAACAAGGCGAAGGTAACTTCAACCAAGGCGGACGTGTCGGTATGTTTGCAGGTGGTAGTTTAATTGGTAAAGGTATTATGGAAGCCGCTAAACTTGCACAAAAAGGAGTTAAACCATTCGGTGCAAAACAAACATACAAACAAAAAGTAACTAAAGTTGGAGAAGATGAATTTCAAAAAGCAATGAAAAAAAACTTTGACAAAGAACTTTATGATATAAATAAAGTCAGAGGACCGAGAGGTAATCCTGAAGCAGAGTTATTTGATTTGTATGAAGACATAGCAAGTGGAGCTCGTTACAGTATGTTACCTGAAGCAACAAGAAGTAAGATGTTAAGTCAAATAGATGACTCTTTAAAAGCTATGGAGGTTGATGGTGCAGATTATCAAAACTTTAGAGCATATTTATTTGATGAATATAAGTTTCCAAACGAAACTGCTTATAAAGAACCAGGTTCAAACGTAATACCATTTAAACCAAAGACAAAAAAAGCAAACGGTGGTACAGTACCGCCATTAAAAGGCCCAGCGTCAGATGGCATGGGAAGTTTATTTAGGAGAAAATAATGGCTATAGATAAAGCACTAGAAAACCAACTCAAAGTTCCACAAACAGTCTACGACGAAGAAGTAGAACTAATGGCAGAACAACCACAAGAATTCCAAGAGGGTGGTGACGTTGATGTAGAAATGACTGAAGATGGTGGAGCAGAAATAAATTTTGATCCTGCTGCAGAAATGATGGCAGGTGCACAAGAGCACGATGCTAACTTAGCAGATTTTTTAGACGAAGAAGTGTTAGCTGAAATTTCAGCTGACCTAGAAGAAAACTATGACGAGTACAAAAGTTCAAGAGCAGACTGGGAAGATTCCTACACAAAAGGTTTAGACCTGTTAGGTTTTAAATACGAAAACAGATCAGAACCATTCCAAGGTGCAAGTGGCGCGACACACCCTGTACTTGCAGAAGCAGTTACACAATTTCAATCACTAGCATACAAAGAATTATTACCTGCAGACGGACCTGTAAGAACAAAAGTTGTAGGCATGATAAACTCTGACAGGCAAAAACAAGCAGACAGAGTTAGAGATTACATGAACTATCAAATCATGTGCGAGATGAAAGAATACGAGCCAGAGTTTGATCAGATGTTATTTAACTTACCGTTGTCAGGTTCTACGTTTAAAAAGATTTATTACGATGCTTCTCTTGGACGTTGTGTATCTAAGTTTGTACCTGCAGAAGATTTAGTTGTACCATACAACGCAACTTCATTAGAAGATGCAGAAGTTATTATTCACACAATAAAAATGTCGTCTAACGAATTGCGTAGACAACAGTTAGCAGGTTTTTATAAAGATATTGACATTGGAGAAGGTTCGCTGTCAAACACTGGTGATGTAAAAGATACAAAAGATAAAATAGAAGGAACATCAAGAGGCAACAACGAAGAAATACACACGCTGTTAGAATGTCACCTTAATTTAGATCTTGAAGGGTTTGAAGATATGAACCCACAGACTGGAGAACCAACAGGACTAAAACTTCCGTACATCGTAACGATCGACGAAGAGACAAGCACTGTTCTTGCAGTCAGAAGAAATTTTGAACAAAACAATCCGTCAAAAAGACGTAAAGAATATTTTGTTCATTTCAAATTCCTACCAGGACTCGGATTTTACGGGTTCGGCCTAATACACATGATAGGCGGTTTATCAAGAACCGCTACAGCTGCGCTAAGACAACTCTTAGACGCCGGCACCTTGTCAAATCTACCGGCCGGATTCAAAATGCGAGGCATCCGCGTTAGAGACGAAGCTCAACCGTTGCAGCCGGGCGAGTTCCGTGACGTAGATGCACCTGGTGGAAACTTAAAAGATGCATTCATGCCGTTACCGTTTAACGGTCCTAACCAAACATTATTGTCTCTACTAAGTACAGTTGTACAATCCGGTCAGCGATTCGCGAGCATTGCTGATATGCAAGTGGGTGATGGTAATCAATCGGCAGCCGTGGGCACTACAGTTGCGCTCTTGGAGCGTGGATCGCGGGTTATGTCAGCTATACATAAGCGTTTATACGCATCAATGAAGAACGAATTTATGTTATTGGCAGATTGTTTTGTAACATATCTACCACCAGCATACCCATACGACATTGTAGGTGGCAGACGTGAGATTTTTGCAGCTGACTTTGATCAAAAAGTCGACATTATACCAATTGCAGACCCTAATATCTTTTCACAAACGCAAAGAATCAGTATTGCGCAGTCAGAATTACAATTAGCACAGTCAAATCCTAAAATGCACAACATTTATCATGCATACAGACACATGTATGAGGCATTAGGGGTCAAAGATATTGATGTTTTACTACCACCACCAACTCCACCGCAACCTTTAGACCCTGCAACGGAGAATATTATGGCTTTAGGTGGTAAAAAGTTCCAAGCATTCCCAAAACAGGACCATCAAGCACACATGAAGTCGCATTTACAGTTTATGGGTACACTTGTGGTTAGAAATAACCCCGCTGCACTCACTGCACTGCAAACAAACTGCATGCAACACATACAATTGATGGCACAAGAGCAAGTTGAGATGGAATTTGCGGAAGAAATACAAAAAATGCAGATGTTGCAGCAACAGTTACAACAATTACAGCAACAAATGCAACAAGACCCACAAGCTATGCAACAAATGCAACAAAATCCACAAATGATGGAAATACAGAAAACTATGCAAGAAGAAACGCAGAAAATGGAAGCTAGAAAAGCTGTTTTGATCTCTGAGTTTATGGCTGAGTATGCAGTGGCTGAAAAAGAAGTATTGAATACTATTGAAAATGATCCATTATTAAAACTTAAAGATAGAGAACTAGACCTAAAAGCTAGAGACAATCAACGCAAAGAAGAAGAGACAGAAGATAAAATAAATCTTGAAAGAGCCAAGATGTTACAAAACAGAGAGCTTGCAGAAGACAAAATGGAACAAAATGACAATCATCAGAAACTTAGGGCTAGCGTTTCACTAGCAAAAGATGGTATAAAGAATATGCAAGCTACAATTAAGCAAGGGGACATATAATGACACAAGAAGAATTAATGGGACTGATAGGAGTTCTTGGTGGAGTTGGTGGTAGTTATTTTTTAGGCGACAGACAAGCTAAGAAAGAAAAAAAAGAAAAAAAAGAAGATCGTTTAGCAGACTATGAGTTTAAAAAAATGATGAGAGACGAAGATCGTGAATATCAAAAACAATTAAAAGAAGACGAAAAGGCTGAAAGAATAAAAGAAGATGAATCTAAGTTTACCGTTGGTGATATTTTTGATCCAGGTAATATTTTTTCACAAGGTATATCTTATGATGACATGAGTCCTACTGATATTGCTTTAGCAGCTAGTATGTTTGTTCCAGGTTTAGGTTTGGCAGGTTTAGCAGGTAGAGCAGGACTTGGAGCCTTAAGAGCAGGAAGAGCAGCAAAAGGTGCTGGTTCAACTGGACTTGGTGCAAGTATGATGGATTCTTTAAGTGACTATTTTAAAACACCAACAGGAACAGCAGGAGCAGGAACAGGTGCACCATTTACGTTGCCATTTTTTAATGACGGTGGCCGTGTAAATATGGACGAAGGTGGTTTATCTTTTTTTATAGATCCTGAAATGGATGCAGATGGTTTTGAAATTCCAAGAGACCCGTCAGAAGTTGGAATGGGTAATATGGTTTTAGAAGCTCTTGGTAATTTAGTTCGCGGTGCTAAAATAGAAAACGATGGTTATTCTTTTCCAAGACAACCAAATAAAATTAGAAAAAATATTTATGATTTAATAGGTTTTGATGCATCAAATTATCCAGGTTTTGATGACCTAACAGAATTTTACGGAGCAGAAGACTAATATGGGTAGTAAAAACGCAGGTGCAAACAAAGCAGATGCAGCTAATAAACAGGTTCAAAAACAACAGAACGCAATTCAAGCAACCGAGGCAAAAGAAGTTAGTAAAACTACTCCTTACGGCAGAAGTTTAGGTCGAGGTCTTGGAGATACAAGTAAATATAGTGGAGCTTTAAAAAGCGCTATAGCAAAAAATAATTTTAAAAATTCAGTTTTAGGTCAAAACTCTGCTCTTAATCAATTAGTTGATCCGTTAGGAAGATCAGGATTACCAGGTGAGTACAATGTTACTCCTGGAGGAATGCAAGATGATATTACAGGCACTTTAGGTGCTAAAGAAATTAGCGATCTTGGAGCAATGATTGATGCAGGTAAAGTCGCTGGGATGGGAGGGTTTAATCCATTAAAACCTACTTCCTTTCAAGGTTTTTCAAGCTTAAACGAGCAAGCAGCAGCTAATCAATTGTTTGGTTTTAACCCAACTCAAAACATGGGTTTTTTAAATTCAGCAAAATATCAATTTACAAATCCTGAATTCAAAAGAGACGTACAACGACTTGGTAATTTAGCTAAAGGTATTGGAATGTTATCTCCTGTGC